AAGACAAGTGTACGCAAGAATCCAAGTATTTAAAAGAGCCTTACAATTATTAGATGATTTACCAGAAAGAACAAGCACTACAAATTAAGTCGCTGGGCATAGGGGAGACTATGCAAGTAGACAAACGAGAAGGCAACCGAATCCGAGCCTTACTATCGTATTACAAAACTTATAACGGCAAGACTTATTCTTGCAAAGAATTAACCAAAAATTGTTTAACTATAACTCGCAAAAAATGAAGAAGCTAAAAAATCCAATTATCCAGGACATTAATGTAGTTGAAATAGACTATCAAAACACCTATTACACAGAATACACAGATGGTTTTATTGTTTACCACCATAGATTTAAACAAGCAGACCTACGCTTTTGGGTATTAGAAAACTACGACATATCAAGAGGTCAAGTAAAAATAGAATTAGACCCTACAAGTATGGAGCAGGCAGAAAATCCAATTTACTTTACACAGGATGTCGAAGAGTTTATTAACGAAAATTACGAGGAATTAATTTTAGCAATCTTAAAACAACCAGTATTGGCTTGTCAATCTACTTTAGGTAATGCAATTTATAACATTTGTAGACCACGATAATATGAAAGACTTAAATGAGATTATCCAACTTCAAAAGGAAGTTATAGAAAGTTGCGAAAACATAATTGCCTTACAAAAAGATAAGGAAAAAATTATGCAAGATATGATAGATAGTTTAACTGAACAATTAAATTCTCTAATTGATTTATGTAAAGAGGTAGTAAAATGAGCATTATAACCGTACACAAATTTATTAATAATCCACCAAAGGAAAGTAAGCTGGATAAATTAAAAAGGCTTTATAGGCAAACTTTAGAAGATGGTAACTACTGCAAATCAGTCCAGGCAATGTATCTTATAAATAAAGTTAAAGAAGCTGAAATACAAAGAGTTACAAACGATTACGAGCATCACATTTCGAAGCAAATAATTAAAAATAATTACTTAAATTTAATAAAATAATTAGTATCTTTAAAAACCAAAACTTAAAACTATGTCATTATTAAAAATTCAATCGGAGCTAAAAGCACCTAAAAATCAATTTAATTCCTTCGGGAAGTACAAGTATCGTTCTACGGAAGATATATTGGAAGCAGTAAAGCCTTTATTGTTAAAGTACGGATGTACTATGATAATATCGGATGCTATTAAAGAAATAGGCGGATTAATCTTCTGCGAAAGTTCTGTTGTACTAACGGATAAAGATGGTCAAACTTTTATATCTTATGCTTCTGCTGGAATAGACCCAAACCGCAAAGGTATGGATATTAGCCAGTCGTTCGGTAGTTCAAGTTCTTATGCACGAAAGTATGTACTTTCAGCAATTTTTCTCCTGGATGATACCAAAGATGCTGATGCAACCAATATGCACGATGCAGTAAAAATGGTAGAAGAGAAACTAAAGCCAATCTTAAAAGTAGGTACTGAATTGTTTGACAAATGCAGAGCAGGCTACCTAAAGGATGCAAAGAATTTAATTGCTATCCAAGAAAGATATTCAATGAATGATGAAACTTTTGAAGCACTAACTGCAAAATGAAATACTTTAAAGCAAGACCTTCATCGTTAGGGAAACTAATGAGCAAGTCAAAAAAGCCAGGCGAATTATCGCAAACTTGCATAACATATCTTAAAGAATGCTATGCTGAAGACAAAGAAGAACTTACATCCAAGTATTTAACCAAAGGTATTTTATTAGAAAACGAAGCTATTGAGTTTGCATCCAAAGTTTTATACGGTGGTATTAAAGCCTATAAAAATGAAGATATTTACGCAAATGAATGGTTAGTAGGAACGCCTGATGTAATCCTTGAGAACTCTATTATTGACACCAAGTGTAGTTGGAATAGAAAGACTTTACTTGATTCAGCTTTAGAACTTAATACTGATTACGAATGGCAATTGAGGGGATATATGTTTTTGTGCAATAAAGAGTTTGCTACACTATTCTATTATCTTGGCGATACTCCTGCTGCTGCTAATTACGGTGTCAAAGTAAGCTATTCACATTTAGAAGACTTTGAACGCTGGGTAAGCTACGAGTTTAAACGAGATTTAGACAAAGAGCAAGAGATTATAGACAAGGTAGAACAATGCCGACAATGGCTTAAGAATTACGATGCCGAGATACAGGCAAAATTAGGAACAAGAATTATAACCCTTTAAAAAAAATAAAATGGCAACAATTATCAACGCATCTATTGATGTAACAAAAATCGACAGAACAAAATTAATCAAAGAGAAGTATTTAAACCTATCTATTATTGTAGATGACAAGAACGATAAGTTTGGTAACAATGTTTCAATTACTTTAAGCCAGTCTAAAGAAGAAAGAGATGCTAAAGCACCTAAAACTTATATGGGTAATGGTAAAGTAGTTTGGGGAGTAGGTAAGTTAGAAGAAGCACCTAAAGAAGACAATAGTTTACCGTTTTAATTAAAGATATTACCGCCGCTACAAGCGTTCTTTTTGCGGTAAAGATAAGAGGTGTCTGCGAACAATATTAGGGGAAAGTTTTACAATTTTAGCAGAGATTAACACCCAAGTACTAATGTGTAGCGTTAGTATTTTAAAATTATAAGAGATGGATTTTTTAGAGGAATATAGAACTGGGAATGTTACGATTGAAGATTTAAGCCAAAAGTATAACATATCCCAAAAGCGAATAAGAGAAGTTTTAAGAGCCAAAGGAATAAGAACAAAGCACCTTAGAACCAAGAAAGTAACATTACAAACTAATGCTATTTTTAATGACTTTTTAAAGTTGTATTTAGTTGAAGGGAAGGCTATAAAGCATTATGCAGAGAAGTTTAATGTACCTTTATCTTCTTTAAATAAAAAGCTGGATAAATACTTTAAATTAAGAAAGAAGTAGTATATTTGCAATGTATTAAGATACCTAATTTGAAGTAGTAAGCAAGTTAGATATTATCAAAAAATGGTTATTCATTAACCTGGAACCTGTCGAAACTTACTACCGATGGGTTTCTTTTTTTTAAAGATTATGAGTGGATGGATTAAAGTACATAGGAAACTCAAAGACCATTGGATTTGGTCAGACCCTGTTAAGTTCCAGTGGTGGCTAATAATGCTTTTAGAAGTTAATCATAAACCTTGCAAAATGCAGTTAGGATTACAACTAATTGAAATAAAAAGAGGTCAATCTGCTAAAAGTTTACGAACTTGGGCAACCATTTTTGGATGTACTCCAAAGACTGTTTCTGCCTTCTTTAAGATGCTTGAAAGTGATAAAATGCTTGTTATAACAACTATCGGAAAAGGTAAACAAAGCACAACCCTTATAAACATTACAAAATATGAGGATTATCAAGGGGTAGAGGAAACGCAAGGTACTACATTAAGTAAACGCAAACTACCTACAATAGAAGAAGGAAAGAATGAAAAGAAAGATATAGGCAAAATTATTAGTCCTACTTTATCAGAAGTTTTAGCTTACTTTGAAGAACATAAATATAAAAAGACCGAAGCAGAAAAGGCTTACCATTTTTACAACAATAGAAACTGGAGTGATTCCAATAATAGACCTGTAAAGAATTGGAAACTTAAAATGCAAGAAGTTTGGTTTAAAGAAGAAAACAAAATAAAAGTACAAGCACCTATCATACCAACATTTTACTACTAATGGACTTTATAAAACAATATAGCGATGTACAAGGCGAAATAGATTCGCTTTACGATACAGGATTAATTAAAGGAGAAACAATAGGCTTCCAGGATGTTGATAAGCTAATATCCTTTAAAAAAGGTGCTACTTCTTATATCTACGGAACTCCTGCATCAGGCAAATCGGAGTTTTGGTGGGAATGCCTTATAAACTTATCAAAAAGTAAAGGTTGGAAACATTTAATCTTTAGTCCCGAAACGGGAACTCCAGCAGAAATATTTGCAGAAATTATTCATAAATGGGCAGGTAAGCCATTCTTTGATTTGGATGGTAATAAGCTACAAAGACTTACTAAACAAGAAATGTACAGGTACGGATTAGAAGTTAGCCAATATTTTTACATTATGGATTTAGGAGTAAAAGATATAACTTTAGATGACTTTCACGAAGCAGTTGAGAAATACGGAGTAAAGTTTGATACAGTTACAACAGACCCTTTTAACGAAGTAAAGCACGATTTACACGGAGAGCAAAGGGATATGTATATGGCTCGTGTTTTAGGTAAAATTAGAATGTATG